GCAGGGTCTACATCTGACGAGAGTAGGATAAAGCTAGACTGACCAGCTTGTAAGTTACCTGCATCCTCCTGTAGGGCTTTGTACTCAGCAGCCTCATTAGGGTACATTGCAGGGTCGTTAGCTCTCTGTATGAGCTGTGACGGGACACGAAGCACAAGGCTGCCTCCGAGGTCCTTAGACACCCCTATAACCTCATACTCCTCTACAAGCTTCTTCTCCATCCATGCGTCATAGCAATGAAGCAAAGGAGAGTCACCTTGAGGATTATTGTCTACAGGATTGTATCTAAAGTGGAGTAGCTGCTCTTTCCTGATGAAAGGATAGTTAGCTTGATAATTAACAGGGTTCAAGAGAGTGTTTATATTAATACTCTGGTTGAAGTCTGCTATCTTAGGGTTTCTATTTTGCAAGAGGTTAGGTTTCTGAACGAAGCCTAGAAGCTCTCTAAAGTTCTTATCCCAAACCCACCCGTATAAACTCTTCTGAGACCTTGGGGCGAGTTTCTTAAGGACCCTCATGCCAGCGTAGCTGCCGTGAGTTCTTAATTCTGTCACTATATTCAGTGTAGACCAGCCATAGATAATATCAGTGTTGGCATTATTCATTGCCTCCATCCATGTCCCGAAGCTCATGTTTCTGATATTATAATTCAAGAAGTCTGCCGCTGCCTTACTGGCAGAGGACTTACTAGGTCCCTCTACAAACTTACCATTCATCAAAGACATGAGAACAGGAAGGTTTGTTACGTCTACGGAGTTAAACACTGCATCATCATTCTGATACATATTGTCGAATACACATAAACGACGAGGCATAGCCAACTCAGATTTCCTCGCATCATCTATAAAACGACTTGAGGTTACGATTCTGGGTTGACCTTTCTCTTGGGCGGTTACAGGTCTTACTACTGCTTTAGATCCAGAAGTTTCAGCTTTATCTACTTCTGACATAATCTACCTGTTTACTTATTATCTTTAACCCACTTCTTAATAGCACTGGGCGTTTTAAGATCCTCTGGTACTTCAATACCTTTAGAAGTTAAATACTCTAAGGTCTCTACCTTAGTACGTAAGGAAGCTAGATGTTCTAAGTCTAACCCTGACTCTCCATCCACTTCTGCATCAGAAGGCTCCTCCTCCTGTACAAGCTCTTCCTCAACTGCCTCTTCGACCTTGACTTCTTCCTTCTCAACTTTAGACCCCTCAAGGTATTCTTGACCTTCTTTGTATAAGACACACTGACCAATAAAACCTTGGAAGTTCCTCATACAGGAGTCTAACATTGTAGTATTCTCACAGACTCGATATCCATCTAGGACAGCCTGTTGAATCTCTAAGAAGAATTTCTTATCGTCTACGGCTAATGGAGATTTTGTTTGTATACATAATCTCGCTGCTTTATTTAATTCTGGGTTACTCACGGGTTCCTCCGATTATCTTTTACTTAATAAGTCTTTAGCTAGGGTATCCCTAGAAGACTGATTTCTTGGTACTATTTTTACTACCCTAGACTCTGCTAGGTAGTTGAAAGTGCTCGCAGAAGCGTCTGGAATGTCATCCCTACGAGTTCTAGTACTCCTCTCACCATTAAATGACTCATTCTCAGAGTAAAACTGTTCAAGCTCCTCTGGCTCGAAAGAAGACTCTACTATAAAGACTAATCCGTTCTGGCACGCCGTAGAGAACGGACCGTACCGAGTGAGCTTAGACTTATTGGTAGGCATAGGATCAGGCTTACAGATAACCCCATTCTCAACAGCCTTTTTAGCAAACTCCTCGTACTGGAACTTTCCAGATGCGCCAGCATCTTGAGCCATGACTACGGAACAGTCTACCCCATCCCTTTGAGCAGTACTTAGTATTAGATTATCCCTTGCTCCGCTCATTTCCCTGAACCTCTTCATACCGCAAATGTAGTAGAATCCTTGACGACACTTAGCCATCTTAACACCTACAGTGTAGTCAGGGTCATAACCCTTGGAAGCATCAGGTACGCCAGCAGCGGTATCCCACCCTCTTGCGTAATTAGCATCTACAGGGACATGGGTAGCTTTCTTAATCCAGTCTCTTTGGAAGTGCATGCCGCTGGCTTCGGTATCTTTCCAACAACCTAATAAAAGTTGATCTCGCTTCTCTTCTGGAAGAGAGTCTAGGACATCGAAGTACTCTGGGTCCATCTCCATCAAGACTTTGTTGTCAGTAAGTGTGGCTGGTACGTAAGTGTAGCTTTGGGGGTTCTTCCCTGTAGCCTTCTTCAACTCTTCCCTATCCCAAGAAGTAGTCAATTCGCCACCTTTTATGACAAACCAGCGGGTACGCCCTCCTAGCTCTTTAACAGGGAAGCCTGTCTCTTCATCAAGGAAGTGTTTTACCCACTCATACATAAAGTGGTCTTTCTTAGGGTTGAGGGTAAACCTCATGCCCTTAGGGACCTTAGCCCTAGAACGGTTACGTGATCTAAGTACGTCAAATGCGTACTCAGAGTGATCTTGGAATTCATCTACGTAAACTTTACATAGTTCTGAACCATACCCTTATACTATTTCAAGTATTCAGACTATAACATCGACCTTTTAAAGTCGTCCAAAGATTTAGTCGTTGCGGGTGTCTCATATTGGGAGTTTAGACTGTTAAGGTATTTAAGGTACTCTTTTAATAAGAAGTTACTCTCAGGGGTAGCACCATTTTTCCTCATGTTGCTGCCTTTAGATATGACATCAACTATAAAATCGTACTGCCTCGCTTTTATCTTAAGATGTTTGGAAAACTCTCTAAACCTGTTTAAGGAGTTCTTGGTTATAGTCAGTGACCACCTATTACAATTAGAATCATTAGTCACAAAACCACCGTAACTTTTCTTAAGTAGTTGCAAGCCTACGTCTTGGTCTTTATGGGAGACCACCGAGACTTTGAACTCAACTAAGCCAGACCTTTTATTATAACTGGCAGATAAGCTGCCATCTCCATCTATGTAACCTGATGCCCACTTCCTACTGGATTGAACCTTGTTACTAGAGTTGGAATATCTCCAAGCCTTCAAAGACTTGTTAAGGTCTTTCTTAGTATCTTTGTCATACCAAGTCTTGTCAATCTTAAGTAGATTTTCTACTAAGACATTCTTCACTACTAGGTGATTCTTCACCTGTTGCATGAAGCTTCTGGCTTTAGTGCCTGTTAAAGTAACATAGTGTACGTCACTCCTATTTACATTAACACCGAACATATTTGCAAAGTCCTCAAGTATTGCCCTGTTCTTCTGGTAGAGAGTGAACGACACTTGACCATAATAATTCCCACAAGGTCTCTTACTAAGAGCAAGGTTGAAGGAACCGTCTGCATCAGCTAAGCCAGCCCAATATTTTATATCTCTAATCATCTCTACGCTCCTGCGCTGTATGTGATAGATTTAAACTTCCCTCGTATCAGGTTACCTTGGAGGACCCTCTACGTTATTTACTTCGGATTTAACATGCGCAGTTTAAAGGTTACGCATCTGCATCTTTATCATGTTGCAGGTAACTAAACCTAGATTTAGCTCCTGACGGAAAAGTAATAGTTTTATTCTTTTCGGAGATATGAGACCTACCAATAGGTTTACCGTCTCCATCATAGAGGAGAGGTTCATACATTTTCTTAGCTTCGGGCCACAGGTTAGTATCTAACTCAGTGACAGTGGACCTAAAAAATACCGAAAGGTAGTTAGGGTCGTGAACGCCAAAAAGGTTGTCTACAAGGATGGACCACGATTTTCCGCCTCCCGCACCTCCTCCGAAGAACACTATCCTCACAGGATCCTTATCCTCAGTCCCGTTACATTCTAAGAATGTTCTTTGATGGGGTTGAGGGTTGATTTCAATCATATCTCACCTCCTTAAAATCTTCAAGATAAGGTTAACTCAACTTAAATTGCTTTATATTACTACCTTTATTAGGTGTAGCTGTAGGAACGTCCTTAGCTTTAGGAACCTCTTTAGGACCTTCACCCTTCTTAGCCTTGTTCTCTTCGTCTACAAGCCATTTGTAGAGGTTAACACCCTCTTTGAGGTAATCTAGAATATTCTTGGCAGAGAGTCCATACTCCTCTGCATACTCGATGAAGTGATCAATAGTCTCTTTATACTGGGCAGGGGTCATGCCTGTGTTACGAGCTTGCTCTAGTGACTTAGCTACACTAACACGGTTACGGCTACCTGCTGGTCTACCGCCCTTACCCTTCTTTTCTTTAATCTTTTCGCTTAAAGGTTTACTCATAAACACCTCTTAACGTTTTCGTTTAGGGCCTGTGCTTTTACGCTTACCCTTTTTGGAGTAGTTTGACATAACACCACCTATGTTTGTTGGAGAAAACTCAAACCTTGTGCTGCAAACAATTAGAGGAGGGAATTGTAGAAAAACAGCTAAAAGGGACTTTAGGAGGGATATTCCCTACCAAGGTTGTGAGAAGCCTTTATAGGCTTTTTGAGGAGAAACACTATGAGGGTAGTGTAAGTCAAGGCTCAAGGAGGTGCCTCAAGCCTTTAATGAAAACCCGCACAATTTCAGCGTAACATCAGCCGCTCTAGCTGCCGAATGTAAGAGGCTTGTCGGGCATATTAAAAATAACCTGCACTG